CTTGGCAATAAAAAGATTGCACAAGTCCGCGTTAGTTACAACAGAGGTACGTGATTTAGAAAGGAATTTCCTAACTCGAACGGGAGTGACATCATAACCATTATGATAATCACCACCGCAGGACTCTCGGAACGGACCGCTCACATAGGACTTGGATCTATTGACCAGAAGGCCAACAGATTCTAGCCCTTCCATGACTGTGAGTGAAAACTCACTGTCACAGATTATGTCGTCTCCGTAAACGTAAACCTTTGGCCATTCAACGCCATAAGATCTACGGATTGCAGCCACCGCGCAGGCCCAAAAGACCAGCGCTTCAACTGGGAAGCAACAAGAACTGCCCATAGGGGCAAACTTGTTGAGCTTAACTACGGTACCGTTTGGTAGAATCGTCTCCTCCGAGCGACATGCAAGGAGGCACTCAAGCCAATCAGAAGGAAAGATCCTTTTGACGAGCTCAAGTGAGACTCTATCAGACGCATCAGTTAGATCTAAAGTAGCGTAAGAGCCGGTAATGCTTCCGGAACGCGCCAGATCCCTATTGATACTTTGGTCTGTAAAATTAATCAGACCTCGTGTATTGTAGTTAGTTTCTAGGATTTCATAGAGTTTTCTCATTAGCCCTTGCTGAATAAACATTAATTCAGCAGGTTCACATGATATGACTCTAGGACCCCTAGAATCCTTTGGCACAAGACAAACACGTGCCACAGGCTCTTTAGATGAACTATCCTCGAGAAGCCTCAACTCATCGGCGACATGCGTCGCAGAGAAGAAGAAGTAACTCGAATAATCAAAAACAGCGTCCAACTTACGATAATATCGCAAACTGGACCACTTTTTATGATTAGGAGTATGACACGCGGTTGCTCCGGTGCCATGGCAGGGCCTTATGTCTAGTGGGTCAGAATTTGACAGCACAAAACATATGATTCTGCGTATCTCATCAACTATGGAACCCTGGTAAAACACCGAGTTACGACCGTACTGATTAGGTACGATCGAGGTCCTCGATATCAGAGCGTCATAGTCGATATCGGCTAAACTCAAATCATTATCAATAAAATGATTTAAGAAGTCACCGATCAATTGTTCATCATAGGGAACTTCCAGCTTATAGAAAACATAAGACAGTTGTCTAATGCAATCTACGGCTACTGAGTTACCATCTATAGCGAACCTGATAGCTTTCCCAAGGAATAAGGGAATGCCATCCTCGTCAGTTTTAAATGACGGAGGAGCAGTCCATGTGTTTGTTGCATGGACAGTATCAAGAGCTTTACCTAATTCAGGTAAAGCATTCGTAAGGAACGGTAACCCCTCGTTCGTAGCTCTGTTACGGAAAGAAACCAAATCTCTTTCCTCAACAAAGTTACTGTAGCGACGGTTACACGCTAGGTTCTCCCACAAAAGGAGAAGGCTTTTCAGGCCACCATTTAACATGACGGACCTCCAAAAGTATCCCTAGATATAACAGTATCACCAGACGGCACCGCGATACGATAACGCCCGATCCGCTACTTCCTTACCCTAAATGAGTCTATACTAGACCTCACTGTTGAGCAAGGCCGTTACGTTGGCGTTAGCGCCACCTTCAACGAGACAATCAATCAGTTGATTGACCATTTCAATGATGATGGCGTTCGTCAACGCGATGCTAGGAGGCCGAACGATCACCATATAAACACTGGCGGTCGCAGGCACGAGCACCGCATCAACCTCAGTTCTATCGAGGCGGATGAGATGGCGCTGTTCTCCTCCTTTCCCGACCTCATGAGAGATCGACAGCAACTTCTCGTTAGGCAGGGTAAGACCTGCAACCGAGAACTGCGACTTAGCATTGTCGCCGAAACGTTGAACATAAACAGTTAAGTTTGTGTCAACGTCTGTAGCTGTATCTTTGGAAAGGCTCTGTGATGTGGCAAATGCCATAGTAGGGTACTCCCCCCAACGAAGGGGTTTAGTGTGCAGAAGCACAGGGTTGTTAAGGCTTTGTTACCAAAACCAAGGCAATCCTCTCGCTTATCGCTTAAGGACAGTACCAAGTGACACAAGAAGTGTCGCCTGATTAAATGTTGGCAAACGCCAATCCGGAGCACTAGAAATAATGCTCGGTTGTGGCGCCGCCGGACTACGAATATAAGATTTATATGTCGTAACCCAGGTTGGCCATCCGCATGGACTTACTCCAGTAGGGTCATTGACCCCAGTCTGGAGAGTCGATGTGATTTTAAGTTCCTCATGGCACTGGACATAACTGTCCTTCCACAAGAACGGTAAATTCAACGTATCAATCTTATGACGCTCCAACCATCCACCTAAATCAAAGAACCAATCTAAGATAAAGGTAAATGGTAAGGCATCATAGATGATACGAGGATTCAGCTCAAAGCCAAGAGCATCAGCATAAGCTCTTAGCATCATGGTATAACCCTTTGTGACCTCCCTAGGGAGAATCTGAAAGGTCATACCGGCCGATTTTACTCGGCTGAGCGTAGCGTCCCACTGGACAGGGCGATGAACATCCCCTCCATTGTTGAACACACCCGTTTTGGTAATGGTCTCACTCGATATTGTAGCTTTAGAGACTTGCATAGTCCCAGCTAACTTATCGAATTCCTTTAGTCTTTGCTCCAAACCTTTCAAGAGACTGATTGCAGAGGAAAGGTCCCCCACAGTCGGCTTCCATCCAAATTTATAATTTAGATGGGCTCCTGCCAGATTCTTTGCTAGACTAACGTTAGATTTCCATAGCTTAAACAAGCTACTCACTTCGTCAAGTTCCAAAAGGAAATTGGGAATTGAGACACCTGTTAAATCAGGCTTGAGCGACGTAAAAATCGCATCAATGTCTGATTGAGTACTACCGAAGTAAATTGGGTTAATCGGAATCGAATAGCCCAACTGTCCTAGAGCGGTAGCCTCAGCGGTGGAATGAGCGCCATCGGCTATCTGGTAACCACCAGTATACATATGGTACCAACCTGGAAAGGCTGGATCCAAAATGTTTAGACGAAGGGGAACAGAAGCGTCCCCCAACATCATACGCCGATACTTCCTATGCACACACGGATTCGACTGCCACCTCATAGAGGAGCGTTTCGTTCCGTATCTGATTGATTCATCACCCTGATCGACGGTCAAATTACCGCCGCCGAATGCAGGTGGTTGCCACACGTTCGAAGAATTATAAGTCTTCGATTGTGGAAGAGCAACCACTTTGGTGGGAATCACTCGAGATTTAACTTTCACATGAAAGTTAACTGGCATAATCATGGAAGTACTCCTAACTTAGACCTACCTAAACTTGAGCCTCTCGGCTCGAAAGCGAAGCCTCCC